CTGGGGCATCCGAGACTAAGAGTGAGGAGACGGCAGCAGTCGTTGCTTCTTCGGCTCCAATCGAAGAGGCTCCCCCTGCATCAGCCACCGCCGAAGTCTCAGAGCCGCGAGTGGCAGAACTGGTGCAGAAAACTGGCGAAGCAATTCTTAATGAAAGCGACGCCCAGGATAAGAAACAATCTGAGTACACTCCCAATGAGAGTGAAGCTTTAGCCGAATTGAAGGCCGAAGTTAATAAGTATAAGGAGCAGATTGCTTCGTATACTCAAAATAAGATGGTCTATCAAGAAAGTAATCGTACTCAACAGCAGTTTACTCCTGAAGAGATGACGAATGCTTTCTTGCTTTCAAAGGCTCTTAATAAAACTGATCCGTTTGATACCAAACTTGGTGCTCGAATGAAACAGGTAACTTCTGTTGATCAGTTCTTAAGTAATTTCTCAACTAATGTTTACGAAGAGATGCAGCAACAGCTTGTAATCGCTCCTATGTTTGAGCGTATTGCAGTTGACGCACGTAATTTCCGCGTACCAGTAGCTGATGAAGATACTAATGGAGATGTGGCGCAGTTTGAGTCTGGCACGTTTGCTCAGAGTATTTCTGATGCCACCCGTGTTCCGACTACTCGTCAAAACACTATCTCTGCAGTAACGTTCTCGCCAAATAAATTTATGGCGACTACCCATCTTGCTAAGGATGAGGAAGAGGATACAATACTTCCACTCCTAGATTTCCTACGTCAGAGTGCAACTCGTCGTTTGGCTCGTGCCATCGATAAGTCGATCTTACGTGGTGACGGTACTTTGAAGGGCTTTAACGCTGCTCCAAAGAATGCAATTACCGCAGGTTCTGGATACCAATGTGTATTCAAGGGCGCTATGACGCTTGCTTATGATATTGCTGGCCTCCGTGAAACCACGGGTGCTGTTGGTACTAAAGCGCAGCCAGCTGATATCGCGGATGCTCGTGGTAAGCTTGGTAAATATGGTCTTCAACTAGGTAATCAGTTGGTCTTTTTGACTTCTGTCGAAGGATACAACTCTCTAGTTCAGGACAGCGATTTCACGACTGTTGATAAGTTCGGACCGAACGCAACTTACCTCACAGGTTCGTTGGGCGCTATTTATGGAATTCCAGTGGTTATCACTGATTTCTTAGATAACGTTGGTGTCGCAGGTAACCAGATTGGCTTGCTTATGTATAAGCCAGGTTTCTTGATTGCTGAACGTCGTGGTATGGAGATTGAAAGTGAATATGAGCCTCGTCAGCAGGTAACTGCAATGTATATGAGCACTCGATTTGACTTCAAGGCTTTGACTACTAATACTAATGCAGCTTTGGATGCGACTAAGTATTCTTACGCAGTTGCAATTCACTCTGCATAAACTAAAATTTAAAATCTTAACTGGTGGGGGGCTTAGCCCCCTGCCCACATAAGGAGAAAAAGAGTTATGGCTCTACAAAAATTTATTCATAAGGTTAGCCCTGAGTTAACCCAGAATGCTCAGTTTAAAGCTTACGGCGATATTCCTGAGAATCAAATGACTCCTGGTAGTACAGTTGAACTGTATCCAGGCACGTATTCTAATATTACGTGCGCTAATGGCGTAGCTATTAAGGGAGTTGGAGGAGTAGCCGATGTAACTGTACCTGGTATTCATGTATCATCTGGTACTACTGGTAATGTTCGTATTGAAAATATGACAATTACGGCTGTTTCTAATGCTGTATCCGTAGCAGGACCTTCTACGGCATCTACTTTACATGTTAAGGATGTTATCTTTAACTTGAGTACTGGTGGTGTAACTCCAGTTGCTAATGCTAATACTATTCAGGTAGCAGGAACTGGCGCAGTTACTCTTGAGAATGTTCAATTCTTAGGACCTCAGCGTGGTAACTTGAAGGCCCCATTGGCAGCCGCTAATGTTATTGGCGGAGTCCTTTCCGTCTCTGCTGCAGCAGATATGGCTGTTACAGGTACCTCAATTCGTTATGTTGGTGCTACTATTCGTGGCGCTGGACGTGCAAATGTTACTGGCGCAACTGCTAAGGCCGATAATATGATCGGTACGTACACTCCCTCGGGTGCTACGGTCACCGCGGCTGCTCAACAGTACAGAGGTAAGGTCTAATAAGCAATTAGATATATGCTTAAAGACAGTACACACTTTAATAGGGGTAGGTGTAAACATACGCCTACCCCTTTTTACTTAGGAGGAATATAATGTCAAATATTATTGACACCATCTCATCGATGTCTTCGTCGGAGGCTCGTGAGCATTTAAAAATTAATGGTTATGACGATGGAAGTATTGCAGAAGTAATGGCTGAATGGGAAGAGATTCAAAATAATCCAGCCCCAGCTCCAGCTCCTAAACCAGCTTCTCCACGTAAAACTAACCAACATACTCATAACGATGGAACTACTCATTCTCACCCAAATAGCGGAGAGCATGAACACGACGACGAATAATTGGAGTAAATAATGGCTACTTCTTATGGCGAATATACCTTTGTTACTTTAGCGGAAACCAAGGATTATTTAAGTATTACAAGTACTACTCATGATGCTAGATTATCTAACCTCATTGGCTTTGCTTGTGGGGCAGTGGAAAATTACATTGGTCGTGAAGTTAAAAGTAATGTTTACACTGAAGTATTTGATGGTGGAACACAATCTGTATTTGTGGAACGACTACCTGTTAATAATGTAAAACAAGTAACTGAATATGATGGTAATAGGTATGCAGATTTAGTTGGTCCTGCTACAGATGGAAGTTTTGTTAACCAAAACTGGGATGATTCAAATGTAACTGCTGAAGGAGATGCCAAATTAAAAACAAGAATTAAGAAATTTAGCCAATCTTCAGTAAAATTTGATGGTGCTGAGGATTATGTTACTATTACTGATCCAAGTTCTAGTAACCCAAAATTTGATTATGAAACCTCAGATTTTACTATTGAAGGTCAATTTCGTTTAAATCTTTTAAATAATAATAAATGTTTAGTTTCTCAAGTTAAAGACGCTGATAATTTTTATGCGTTAAGATATAATTCTGCTGTAGGATTACAATTTGATGCTTATAGTGGTGGAACACAAGTTATGAATGTTGCTCATGGAACCACCACAGGGTATGCAGCTAATTCTAATACCTTTATGCATGTAGCAGTATCTCGCAGTGGAACACACGTTAGATTATTTAGAGATGGTTCTAATGTTGCAGGAATAATGACATCTAATTCTATGCCAACAATTGGGACAGATTATAATGTAGAACTTGGTCGATTAAACTTAACTGCAACAGAAGAAATGACAGGTTATGCAGATGAATTAAGAATTTCTTTTGACAAAGCTCGATATACTACTGATTTTACAGCTCCGAAATATCCATTTTCAACTGACAATGATACAACAGTTTTAGTTCATTTTAATGGAACTAATGACTCGACATCTTTCCAAGATGACGCAGTTCGTGACCCTGATTATGTATGGGTGGGGGATAGTGGCAAAATTGAACGTAATGTCACAGGAGCTACGGAAGGACGCCAAACAATTTCAGTAATTGATATTCCAATGTGGCAAAATTATCCAAAAGCTGTTAAAGTAACATACGATGGTGGATACTCTGATGTTCCAAATGATCTTAAAGTAGCAACTATGGATTATATTAAAACATTATATAAACAAACTGAAGCAAATCAAAGATATAGTTTACAAGGTGAAAGTGGTGGACAATTTAATTTAGCTTCTTCTGGATGGCCTCCTCATGTTCGTCGCATTTTAGATATGTATAGGATACCGTTCTAATGGCTATTACATTACAACAAGTGCAACTTCCTAAAATTAGTACTCCACAAGCTACAGCGGATCAAGGTATTAATGCAGTAGCTTCTTCTTTAATTTTAATTGATAATGATGACTATAATACGGCTGCTGCCGCATATTATGATAGTGGTAATAGTAAAGAAGTCAGCACAATGGAACAGATTCTTGGACGAGCAACAGGGTTTCAAGGAACTGCGACAGATGTAAGTGGTAAAGCAGATTTACAATATTTTAATCTTAAATTAGGAGATGTAGTCACTGGTAAGATTCAGATTGGGCAATACGTGCCGCCTAATACTCTTGCGAGGATGAAGAATCAGGCTCTAAGTCCTGCTGAAAAAAGTTTTGTAGCGATGTTGAAAGAAACAACAAGAGAGGAATATCCTGACCCAAGCGAAGTCACCCTACCCAGCGAGAAAGACCAAAAGTACTTAAGTACACGCGGATTGCAAACCGGCGCAGAACAAAGAGGACTGGAAGTTGGAACTCAATTTGGTGGAATTGGAGGAGAGGTAAAAAGTTCACGAGTTGTGTTGCAGGTTCAAAAAGGAGGTGGTGTGATAGCTGAAGGACCTTCAGGAAAACCTACTGAGGCCACAACTATTGCACAAAGAACAATAGGATCAACATTACAGTTTGCGGAAGGTGGAGAAAAAGAATTTCAACGTCAACAAACATTAGGTCCTGCTGCGGTGCGCGACACGATCAGAGCAGAAGCCTTTGAAAAAGATCCAGGTTTAGAAAGTGATTTCTATGATACTAACAAAGGCGTACAACGAAAAGCCAAAAATAAGTTGAGCCAAATATATAAAGATAAGGGCGCTACGGACAAAGGAGTCTTTAGTTCTCAATTTTATGTAGACTTATTAAATAATAAAGATGATATAGCTACAAAGTTATTTGGAAAGGCAGGGGCGGCTTCTATTGAAACTGTTAGATTAAAAGCAAAAAATGTTTTTACTCAAGTTACTTTGAGAGGAGCAAAGAAGCAAACTCGTAGAAATTTTATTTATTTTGTAGAAGGAGTAAAGCCTAATGACACGGATTTTGGTGGAAACTGGGATGCATCGAAGAAAGTTTTACAATGGAAATTTCTTCGTGGTTTTGAGAAAAAACTGGAAAAAGCTTTACTGAATCAATTAGGTGATGATGCTTTACAATTTCTTGATGATACAGATTTTGTTAATAAAGTTAAACAAGCTGGAACTGGAATTTTAGTTTTAGGAAACAAGGGAATGCAGGGTGGACTTGATGGACTTAATGTTGAAGCTCAACTTGCGGTAACTAAATCTATTCCGATTCCAACCATAGCTCGTATAATAGTTCCAAAAGAAAAAAGAAAGCCTTCGAGAACACAGCCTTCGAGAACACAGCCTTCGAGAAGAAAACTTCCATCTCCTAGAGGACGATTTATTTCTAACGTGCAACTTTCAGCAATATTACAACAAAGACTAACAAAAGCAATGCCTCGTTATCATCAACCTCAAAAACCGATTCCTCGGTATGTAACTGGACGATTGGCACGGAGTTTTCGAATAATGGCAGATTACAGACAAGGAATTATGGGATTTTTTAATACAGCTCCTGCTTCTGATTATGTGGATGAACTTAATATGCGTGGATGGATGTTAGATGAAGGCTTAGTAGAACCTACTATTAGACAAATTACACAACAACTATTTGGTAGGCAGTTTCGAGTTTTAAGAACTCAATAAAAGTCAAAAAATAAAATTTGCCACGCGTGAGTGGCTGTGATATACTTAATACAATTAGGAAAACATAATGGCGACGAGTAGACGACGTGATATAGCGAATTTTCTCGTTGGAGAACTCAAAAAAATTGATGGTGATGTTTCTTCTTTTGATAGTAGTTATACCTATCAAGTTAATCTCTTTAATAATGTTTTCCGACGTTTAAAATTTCTTGATGAAATTAACGATTTTCCTTCTGCTTATCTTCAAGCAGGGACGGAAAACAGAATATATGATTCTAAAGGACTTACAACTTCTACTTTAGGTATTATGATTCGCGTTTATGTTCATACAGAAAATGCCGTTGAAGAACTTGAAAGCACTATGCAAGACATCGAATTTGTCATATATAATATGGATACAGAACAATATGGGATAATGGATGTTCAAGTGGCTACAATGAGCACCGATGAAGGGTTGCTAGACCCTTATGGAATAGGAGAAGTTGGAGTCACCGTACAATACGATGTGACAGACTAATATAAAAAGGAGCTACCCGAATGGCAACCCAAATTAATTTACAACGTAATAGTGAAGTATTCTATTCGACAGTAGATCTTAACGGAGGAGCAGCAGCTGCTGCCATGTCCGCCGCTAATACTTGGAAAGTAGAAGTTTTAGCTGGCTTCGCCTTCTCTCAAGCATCTGCTACGCAGGATATTACAACTCTGGAAAGTGGACTCTCTCCAGATCGAAGTACTCAACGATTTAACACAGCTGTAAATCCAGTTGAGTGGAATTTCCAAACTTATTTAAGACCTACAGGAATTGAAAATCCTGGCCCAGGTAACGCTGCTGGTAATTATACTGGTAATGTTAAGCCACTTTCTGATTGGTTCTTATGGCAAGCACTGGTTTCTAATCAGTCACCTGCTACGGGAGCTACTACAGAAAGGTCTGTGTGGGCAACAAACGGTATTCTTCGTACCCGAGAAACAGGTAGATTGGCTAACGTTATGGCAAGTAAATCAAACTTTCCAACCGCAACTCAAAACCATATATATATGAAAACTGATAACGTGGTCTATCAAATTGTTAACGCTACTGTTAATGAGGCTGCGGTAGATGCGTCTATTGACGGAATCGCAATGACCAGTTGGAGTGGAAATGGCACCTCCCTTAAAGAATTAACAGCTGATGTTTCGGCACCTGCAACCCATGCTCGTGACCGAGCAGTTCTTGTTTTTGGAGGAATTTTAGCAAACGGTACCACTGTTGTTAGTAACGGTAAATCTAATGTGGGCGCAGCCTCCCATATTGCTGGCACTGCAGAGTTAATCTGTTTTGCTAAGTGGGATAAACATATTGTTGGTACTACTGAAACAACTGCCTCGTTCATTAAGAATCGATTAAGCGGAATAGACTTTCAGTATGTTGCTAATACATTTAGTTTTCCAGTTACCGCTATGAGTCTTAACTATACTAATAATATTACATATCTAACTCCTGAAGAAATGGCCGCATTGAATACGCCAATTGGCCAGTTTACAGGTTCTAAAACCATTACCGGTTCTATTAGTGCATACTTACGTGCTGGTAGTACCACTGATAAAAATAATTCAGCTAGATTTTTATCTGGACTAATTAAAGATACCCGAACTTCTGTTGCTTCGGTTTCTTCAGCTAATTTAATTATTGGCGGTAATACCGCACCATATGTTAACTTTGGTATGCCTGCGGTTCAATTTAACTTCCCAACTGACACTATTGAAGATGTGATCGGAGTTACCGCTGAATTCTTAGCACAAGAAAAAACAAAAGGAACGGGAGACGAATTATCTATTTTAGTTAAAAAGGGATAATAATCGCCTGAGGGGGCATTGATTAATCTTTAAATTTATACATATGGGTGTTCACCGTAACGCAGTATCAGGCCTCCCCCTCAGCATGATACAAAGTTGATAACATGGTGAACACCCTTTTTTTATATCCACTGAGAGGGGAAAAACAAATGAGTAAAATTGCAAGTTTACATGCACAAGAAACGACTATTGAGGTAGAATATCCAGATATTGATGGATTTGTTGTCTCATTAGTTTATTTAAATCGAGATGATTTAACTAAGATTCGTAATCGAAGTTTAACTTATAAATTTAATAAGAGAACTCGTCAAAGAGAAGAAGAAGTAGA